ACCAGAGACTACTAGCGAACAGCCAGTAGAGGAGAAGTCTACACAAAGTAAACCTGAAGGCTTACCTGAAAAATTCAACAGTGTTGAAGATTTAGCAAAGTCATATTCAGAGTTAGAAAAGAAACTTGGTGAACAAACTCCGAAAGAGGAAGTAGACCCAACAAGTAAAGCTACTTTAAAAGAAGATGCACCTAAAGAACAAAAGGGTGAATTAGATATTGCTGAAAAAGCAGTGGCTAGTGCAGGTTTAAATATGGAAACCTTGTCAAATGAATATGCTGAAAAAGGTGAGTTAGATACGAAATCTTATGAAGCATTGGAAAAAGCAGGAATACCTAAAGATTATGTTGACCAGTTTATTGAAGGTCAAAAAGCAATAGGTGAAAAGCAAACTAACACAGTTAAAAGTTTAGTTGGTGGTAATGATGCTTATTCTGAAATGGCAAACTGGGCGGCTGATAATTTAACAGACGCAGAGAAAACAGCATATAATACAGCAGTTAATTCTAAAGATTTAGAAACAGCGAAGTTAGCTGTAGTAGGATTAAAAGCAAAATTTGAAACAGCCAATGGTTCAGAACCTAGTTTATTAGAAGGTAAGTCTGCTCCATCAGGAGAAGCAGGTTACAAATCTTGGGCTGAAGTTACTAGAGCAATGTCTGATGATAGATACCAAAAAGACCCTGCTTATCAAGCGGCAGTCAAAGACAAACTTTCTAAATCGGAGTTATAATATGTGGTTACTAGCATTAAGAAAATTATATGATGCAGAGGTTGCCGAAAGTACAGCAATCATTGACACATTTTTACAAAATTCTGTTGGCGTAGCTGACCATGATAAATTTATTAAAACTTTAAAAACACATTTTGATAAATTAGTTCATTCTAAATTAGCTATATCTGAAATAGATAAACTAACAGAAGCGTCCATGAAAAAGGACAAAGACAAAAAATAGTTGTGCAACGCTTATGCGTGGCAACTGCCAATACAATTTAGCCAAATAACTTGACCTACTGCGGTAGACAATCTTGACTAAATAACTGAATTGAAGAGGCTTTTATTAACAATAACAAAAAGGAGACACTAACATGTCAAACGCAAGTCCAGTTAAATTCGGAAATGCTAATAGTGGTGGAACTCGTGATGACGCATTGTTTTTAAAAGTATTCGCAGGTGAAGTAATTACTTCATTTGATAGAGCTTCAAAAACAGCAGGTGCAGATATGGTAAGAAGTATCTCATCTGGTAAGTCAGCAACTTTTCCTGTTATGGGAAGAATTGCGGCTGAATATCACGCAGTTGGAGCTGAAATATTAGGTTCTGCAGTTAACTCAAACGAAAAGGTTATTACAATTAATGACCTTTTAATATCTTCAGTATTTATAAGTAATATTGAAGAAGCTAAATCGCACTGGGACGTAAGAAGTGCATACTCTGCTGAAATGGGTAGAGCATTATCTTTCCAAAAAGATAAACACATCTTACAAACAATCGGTCTAGCATCACTAGCTTCTGCTAGTGTTACAGGCGGAGACGCTACAACTAACGTAGTAAACACAGGCATTGCTTCTGCTACAGATGCAACTGCGGCTAATGCAATGATTGATGCAATCTTTGCGGCGGCTAAAGAGCTTGATGCAAACTACGTTCCTTCAGAAGGCAGAAAATGCTTTATGAGACTAGAAGAATACTACAAATTAGCGAATGCTACTAATGCAGTCAATGTTGACTTCACAGGTGGTGCTAATGGTGGTGTGGCTTCTGGAAAAGTGATGAAAATTGCAGGTATTGAATTAGTACCTGTTCCTCACTTTGTAGACAGTAACGTAACAGCAGTACCAGATAAAGGTTCAGCAACTAATGGGGGTTCATTCCCACAAACTGTTAACCTTTCTAACTTTGTTGCTCTTGTATCTCACCCTTCAGCAGTAGGAACTGTTAAGCTAATGGATTTAGCTGTTGAAAAGGAATACGACATAAGAAGACAAGGTACGTTAATGGTAGCTAAATACAGCATGGGTCATGGTGTATTAAGACCAGAAGCGGCAGTCGGTATTAAAGAAGCGGCGTAATAATACGCTTTTACTTACATAGGGCGGTGAAATATCCGCCCTGTGTTTAATCAAAATTTACACAAAGGCACAGATGACAACACAAATCACACCAACAAGTGAGCTACAAGCTGTAAATATAATGCTTTCTACAATAGGGGAAGCACCAGTAAATAGTATCACAGGTACTACTACAGTTGATGTAGGTACAGCAAAAAATATTTTAAATGAAACATCTATGTCCATTCAATCACAAGGGTGGAATTTTAACACACATGTTAACTACTCATCTTTAACTTTAGATAGTAATAATAAAGTTCCCCTACCTTCAAACTGCGTTAAAGTAGACGCAAATTCCCAACACAGATATTTAAACTACACATTAAGAGATGGATTTCTATATGATATGGAAAACCATACAGATGTATTTGCTTCTGCACCTTCTTCAGTTGATATGGTTTTAGTACAACAATTTGAACATTTACCAGAATACGCTAGACAATATATTACAATGAAAGCGGCTAGAAGATTTGCTTCAAGGTTTGTAGGTGATAAAGAAATTACACAATTAATTGGTCAAGATGAGAATGAAGCATTGATGGCATTCCATCAAGCTGATAGCCAAGAGAGTGATGTAAATATACTTGAAGGTGATAGTAATACATTTTCTATAATACACAGACCTACTAGAAGGAATTGGTAATTATGGGTAGTGTTGTTTCACAATCTATTCCTAACTTTTTGAATGGTATGTCTCAACAGACACCCACTCAAAGAGGATTAAATCAAGGAGAAGACCAAGTTAATTTACAGAATGGTTTAGTAGATGGTTTATCTAAAAGACCACCTTTAGATTATGTAGCAACATTAGATGCTTCAAATATATATTCTAATAAAACAAAATTTTGGCAAATACAAAGAGATGAAAGTAACCAATATATAGTAGCACTTTATAATGGTGGTATTAAAGTATTTGATTTAGATGGTAATGCAAAAACTGTTACCATACAAAGTGGTTCAGGTTATTTAACTTCAACTAATCCTAAAGAACATTTTAAATTAGTAAACATTGCTGATTATACTTTTATAGCAAATACACAAACTACTGTAACTGCTGACAGCACAACGTCTGCGGCTAAAGTAGAAGAGTTTTTAGTTGTTTGTAAACTAACAAACTATGGTAGGGAATATAAAGTAGCATTAAATCACCCTAACATGTCTTACGAACATGAAGTAATATTTCAATTACCTACTGGTAATGATGCGTCAACTGATAGTAAATTTAGAGATACAAACAAAATTACAGATATATTATTAAATGGTACATCTAGTTCACACTGGGATAGCTCGGCTGATGGTATTGGATTTAAAACTATTAGAACAGATACAGGTGCAACTTTATCTAGTAATCAAGGATTAGCAAACTATTCAGGTATATCATCTCATTTTACATTTGAAGCATTTGATAGTGTTATTTATGGAAAACCTACAGGTACAGTTTCATCACCAAACACACTAGCTGATTATACAATAAGTTCATCAGATGGTTCTGGTAACACAGCTATGTACGCTATCAGAGATGAAATACAAGATTTTAGTAAATTACCTTTCTATGGAAAGACTGATGTAATTATAAAAGTAACTGGTGAAGAAGGAGATACATTATCAGATTACTATGTTAAATTTACAGGTAAGTCTGGTGTATGGAATGAAACTATAGCACCTGCTACTTCTGTAGGTATAACTAATTCTACAATGCCACACGCATTGATTAACAATAATAATGGCACATTTACTTTTAAAGAATTAGATTGGACTGATAGAGTATGTGGAGATGCTGAAACAAATGCTAATCCTACTTTCGTTGGTAAAAAAATTAACAATCTTACATATTATAAAAACAGATTAGGAATTTTATCAGGAGAGAATTTAGTATTAACAGAAAATGCTTCTTTCTTTAATTACTTTGCAACTACATCTACACAAGTTTTAGATACTGACCCTATTGATATAGCGGCTTCAGGCACACAGGTTAACACACTTAAAAACTCTGTAGGATTTAATGAAAGTTTATTATTATTTTCTGATACAGCACAATATAAATTAGATAGTGCAGGAGATACTATATCACCTACTACAGCTATACTTAATGAAGTATCTTCATTTGAACATGATGATAAAGTGACACCAGTTTCGGCAGGTAAGTTTGCTTACTTTGCACAAGCTAGAACAAACAATACAGCAATAAGAGAATACTTTGCTGATGATGATACATTAACAAATGATGGTTTAGATATAAGTGTATCAGTACAAAATTTAATACCATCTAATTGTTATAAAATTGTAAGTAATACAACAGAAGACACTCTAGTATTTCTTTCGTCTGATGCCGCAGATACACAAACTGCACCATATTCAGGTACAGCTTCAGCAACAAATGCTAGTACAATGATTATCTATAAGTATTTCTTTGATGGTGGTGAGAAAGTGCAAAACGCTTGGTCTAAATGGACATTTACAGGTGTTAAAATTATAGGTGTAATGTCTTTAGAAAGTTACCTTTATGTATTAGCTTCTGAAGGTACTACTACAAAATTATTTAAAATAGATTTAAGAAATTTAAAAGATACTACTATAGGTCATGGAGTTTATCTTGACCTTAAAACTTCAGTTACAGGGACGTATAGTGCCACAACAGATTTAACTACGTTTACATCACCTTATGGTGCAAAAACTGGATTGTTAGCTGTAGATAAAACAAATGGTAATAACTACACAGCAACAAACACAAGTGGTTCTACTTACACAATAAAAGGTAAT